TCGATGTACTGCGTTTGTGCAATGAGTAGTCTTGCCAGTGCATCGCAATCAAGATTTGAAATCAGTTTGATTTCGAGTAATTCTTTCGCAATCTTCCGGAACTGTTTCTTTTGTTCCGGTGTCAAATATGACGGAGGTCTCACTTTGTCGCATGGTGCTGTGACCTCGGCGTTTTTTCGTGCCTCAATCTCGGCTTTTGTTAGGTGTTTTCGCCCGTTCATCACAACCAAATCTGTAGGTTGTCTTTGTCCTGCCATGATGCAACAAACCTCCTTTCCGTCAGTATTTCAGTGCTTTTGTGTCACATTCTGACACCTCTTTCGGATATACCCATCTACTGAAATTCTCGTGGGGAGTTTTCTCCAAGGAAAAGAGGGGGTGCGACTAAAAACGAATCGCACAAAACTTTTTTATATCCCCCTGCCTCTCGAAAGTGGTACTCAATCAGTGACCTCAACTGTTTTTGTGTTGCTCTCATACTTGCTTTGCTCTGCTTATATAAAGCAGTGATTGTGTTGTGTGTCTTATGGTTGAGAGGTATGAGGTTGAACGGATTCAAACGCTGTTCCCAGTCGTCCTCAAGTTCAATGATATGGTGAACCGGATTGCATGTGAGCAACTCATGCTCGACATATAATGCGTATATATCTACGTTGTCATAGACCTCAATGATACGCTCTCGCATTGCCCGCCATTCCTTTGATACATAGAACTCTGCTGCTCTCTCGTCTCGCCGTGTGTTGTTATATATCATGTGTCTCGACTGCTGCCGTTGCTCACATTCCTCGCACATCTTCATTGACTGCGGAATCAACTTCCCACACCTGCATGATTTCAATAGCATCTGTGTTCTCCTCTCTTGCTGTGTTCTCCTGCTGTGTTATCCACAAGAGGCGGGCAGTTATGCACATGACTGTGTATATCCCACCCGCATATAACAGGAGGGCAAACAGGCAAGAAAAAAGCGACTGCATATCTGCAATCGCTCGTCTCAACTGTTCACGCTAACATATTATCACGTTTATTTTGTCTTTTGTTCACCCACTTTTTACCCCTGTTTTCACCCTCATTTCACCCTGTTTTCACTCCGTTTTTATCATTTTCAATCGCTTTTGCACCGAATAACTTGATTGACAACCGCTGAATCATCACCCTGCACCACTTTTTCGGTGAGTTGCGTCCGCATCCTGTCTCCCTCACTATATCCTCGTATGACATGCCCTTTATATAGACCGCCTCGAGAGCGTCGTATTTGTACCCCTCACCTGCTGCCTCTGCATCTTCCTTGAGCGATGCAAGAGCCTTTTTCAAGTGTTCAAACAGGATGATTGTCTCTGCCTTACACTCTCTGATTGATTGGAGGAATGCTTTCTCTGCTGATATGTTGTATTTGCCTATATCCGGCACTTGTGAGGTCTCTGACACTGCATCCTTGATATATCGTTCCATTTCACGATAATTCTCAAGATATAGCAAGGTTTTGTCAATGACAGTCTGCTCCTTTTCCTCTTTCATGCTTTTTCCTCGCTTTCTGCTTTCTTCTCATAGGCAGACCGTGCATTTTACGCCAGTTATTCGTGTTTTTGCGATTTTTCGCATCTCTCAAACTGCTCATTTTCAAAATTGCCGTTTTTGCCTGTTGCAAAGTCGTTCCCATTTGCAAAACTGCCTCAACGAACGCCTCTGCTGTTGTTTCAATCTTGATTTCCGGTTTTTGTGGATTTTCATTCTTTGCAACATCCGGATTCACTGTCGCCTTGTCCGCTGCTGCCTCAACGATGCTCGAAATCTCATTTTCTGTCTTTCCCATCGCCCGAAATCTGTCAATTATGCCTTTTAAGATTCCCATATTATCACAACCCTCCTTTTCGCTTACATAAAAGGCAAATCGCCGTCGATGCCGTCCGGAATACTCATGAATCCGTCTCCTGTGTCTGTATATCCGGCGTTTTCTGCCTGTTCTCCTGCTGCTTTCTTACTTTCTGCAAATTCCTGTTCCTCAATCACAACATCCGTCGTATATACCTTTTGCCCGTCTCTGTTGGTATATGAGCCTGTCTGAATCCTGCCAGTAACAACGATTTTTGTTCCCTGTTTCAGATATTTTTCCGCAAACTCGCCGTTTTTCCCAAATGCCACGCATGAGATAAAATCTGCCGACTGTTGCCCGTCTCTTGCACCTCTCCGGTCGACTGCCAGTGTATAACGTGCCACACACATGGATTCCTGTGAACCGTTCTGCTGTGTATATCTTACATTCGGGTCTCTTGTGAGCCTACCCATCAATATGACTTTGTTCATTCTCTTTTTTCGTCCTTTCTTGAATCAATCTCTCGTATAAACGCAAATCATCCGGCGGGATGTCGAGATTCCAGTCTCTCGCAAATTCTATCCCGCCGATGAACGCCTCTTTTTCTCTATAAGTCATTTTCCCGCTGCATGACATATTCATTTTGCATTTTCTGCAATCTGACAAGTCCTTTTTTGAACTCAAGGTCATCACCATTCATGCACACATCGAATATTTTCTCATAGTCGACAATGTGTGTCTTGATGAACTCTGCCTCTGCTGCCGTCCTGCTCTCATTGATGAACATTCCCTTGACTGCCTCTTTTATCATTTCACAATGGGTCTGTTCCTCCTCTGTCGTTGGAGGTGTGGTTGCAATCATTTTCTCATACGCATTGTCAATCGCTCCTGCAATGAGTTCTTTCCAACCCTTGCCCCGCTCTCCTAATAACTGACATTCAATATCCTCGAAACGGTTTCCTTGCCCTGCTGCCGTGATTCTGATGTCCTTTTTGCCCTTTGCTGCAATCAGAATTAAATCGTCATCGTATGCCTCCATGTAATAGTCAAATTTCGCATCAAAATTCGCATTCGGATTGATGATAATTTCCGGTTGACTGCTGCCCTCTGTCTGAATGCTCACGCCGATGTATTTCGCATCTGTTGCCTTTGCATTGATAAATATTGCTTTTAATTCGCTTTTGTTCATGCTGCTCCTCCATTCACTAATCTGTTGAGTAACTGTTCATACATGGTCTTGTATGTGTCTCTTTCTGTCTGTAATCTGATTGTGTCCTCTGTCTTTTCCGTGTTTGCAATCTTCTTGTTTTCCTCAACATAGACTGCTGCATCCTGTTCAATCTCTGCGATTGCGTCCTCATGCTCCTGCTGCAACATCTCAATTTCTTTCTTGAGACTGTCGATTTCCTCCTGCTGCTCTTTGATTGTCTCATTGTATTTCTTTGATGTTTTCATGTTGCCGTCAAGCTGCAAGGAAATCATGAGAGCAATGTCGATGTTCTCCATTTCCTTGTCTGTACACTCTCCGATGTATGTTCCTACACGCTCCGTTGATACTGAATAGACCTGCTCACACAATACCGTGCTGATTCTCCCTGTTGACCTCACTGTCACATGTGTCGGGAGGTCTGTTTTCGGTTGTGTCGTCATATATACGATTTCAATAACATTGCTGTTCTCATTGTTCTTGTTGTTGCTCACAACTACCGCCGGACGGTCGGAGTGTTGTTCGCTCCCGTTGTAGGATGCCCCCCCTCTGCTGATATAGAACATTTCGCCTCTTTTGATGTCATTCATTGATTTTTACCTCCAATTCTTTAATCTGTATTTGATGATATATACAATCTGCATCAAATACGGATGTCTCTGTTTATAACTCATGCTCCTCACCGTCTTTCATGAGTTTGGTTGCCATGATGCAATATCCGTCCTCAATTCCTGTGTAGTCCTCAAGGATATATGTCACAAGCACTCTGACCGTGCGTCCGGTGTTCTTTCCGTCTGCAAATTCCATCATTTCGAGGATGTCGCCTTTTTTATATCCTCTGTCATTCTTTCGGAGTTCAAATGTCTTGATTCCGTTTGCCACATCATCGAAATAAGACTTTGCAAGGCGTATCTGATGCACTTTCTGTCCGGTCTCCTGTGTGTCTGATGGGAGGTTCTGCATCTTCTCCTCCTGCTCCATCTCACGGAGTTTTTTCTTTGTCTCACGGTCGATTGCATCCTGTTCCTCTGAATATCTCTGCTCGTCGGTCTTGTATGCCTCTGTACGGTTCTTGTACTGGTCGCATGAGGTGCATGTTCCGGTTTTTACGTTGCATGTCTCATATTCGGTGCAGGAATAACAGATTGATGTGATTCCCTCCGGATGCGGTGTCTCATAATCGTCGCCCGCTCTCACTTCCGGCGGGTTCATGCCGTTTTCTGTCTCTGTGTCGGATTCTGACACCTGCTGCCCTGCTGCCTTTTCTGCTTTCATGTCTTTCACATCTTTGTGTGTGAGTTCTCCGGTCTCTGTGAATTTCCCCAGTGCCTCCCGCTGCTCGTCTGCTGTCATACCGCTCAATTCATAAGCTGCGGAAAATGTGAGGCGTTCTCCCTTGAGTTCCTCTTTCCATTCCGGAATCAGATTGTTGTTGACTGCCTCAATTTGTGCAATCTTTGTTTTGCTCACATGCAGCATTGAGGAAATCACATCCCTTAATCGTCCGGATTGCAGGTCATATCCCTTGATTTTCTTTCCCGCTGCTTTCATGCGTTCAAGAGATTCCTTGAGGCGTGTTTCCTCCTCAATCATGTCGGAGGTCGTCTTTGTACGGTATGCGTTCGCAATTATGATTTCAACCTGCTCCTCGTCGTTATCCTGTGGCGTTGTCAATTTACTGGTTGCAAGTTCAAATTCTTTATATCCCTTTGACACAAGGTACTTGAGAGCCTCCCACCGTCTTTCACCTGCTACGATTCTATATTCTCCCTTGTCGCATGGTGCATATACAAGTTCAAGGTTCTGTTTCAACCCATACATGAGGATGTCTCCTGCCAGTTCCTCAATCTGCTCTACACTGTAAAAATTCATATCGTTCCGGTACATCTTGAAAATTGAAATGTCCTTTGTCCGGAATCTCGCTCTCGGAGATTCATCAATCCCCGCTTTGCTGTTCTTGTTGAGTGCGTCTTTTACGCTGAATCCTGCTGCCATCTGTTCAACCTCCTGTTATTACTCTGTGAGTTTCTGTTTCTTTGTCTCTGTACGTTCGACGTTGATTTCACCCTTTGCATTCTGTGAAATTGATGCTTTGACCCCCCCTCGGAGGTTCAATGTGACTTTCGCAAGTCCTCCGGTGTAAATCTCCTCGACTGCTGCCTTTAAGATGTTCACGATGCCCTCACCGCATCTCTTGTCCGGTGCTGCGTTCTCTCCAAACAAGGCAGACACATTCATCATTGCCTTTTCTTTCCTCTGTTTCTCTTTCTGATACTCGACCGCCTCGGTGCAGTTACATGTCATTGTTGCCTGTTCCTCTGCCTGTGGCTGTGTCAGTTCCTTGTCGGTCTCAATCTGTACCATCTGACCGCAAAACCTGCACTGTGCTGTTTTCACGATGTTTCCCATGTGCTTTCCTCTCTTTCCGGTCTCATGCGACCTCATGCAAAATTATTTTTCTGAATATGCTCTCGAATATCGGAACGGCGATGCTGTTTCCTGCTTGGTCGTATAATGCTTTGTAATTTTGCCAGTTTTATGAAATCTTTCAAATCTTCCAGTCTGCGGTTGTACTTCTCAAACGCTTTCCGTGCATTGTCGTACTGCCATTTAAGAAAAAGCCATTGTGTTGTTCCCTCTTTCTCTTTCAATTCTTTTTCTGCCTTTTCGATGGTCTCTTTCAAATCTCCGCTATACTTGAATGTTGTTCCGTTCTTTTTATGCACCGCTCTCATTCCTGCCATGTCTACCCCTCCATTTCCTTGAGTAACTCATGCACAACGCATCTGTAATCTTGAGACACAATCCCACGCTTTGAAAATTTCGGGAGCGGTATCATTGCCGTTGTAGATTTCTCTGCAATGATAGAACGACGAATCGGTGTGACGAACATGTCAAATCCGGATTCTGCTTTCAACCATTCCTCAACCTCAAGAGAGGTCTTGTTTTTCTGTCGCATTGTCATGAGTGCCTTGATTCTCAAGTCCGGATTGATGTCTCTCAAGTCCTCAATCTGCTCCTCAAGGTTCTGCAATGCCTCGATTTCATATCCCCCGACCTTTACCGGAGCAATAATGAGTTCTGCTGCAATCAGAATGTTAATGACTACCATGTCAAGCAATCGCCCGCAGTCACAAACACAATAATCATATGCACCGGAGACCTCCTCCAACGCCTCACGCAATCGTGTGACTTGATTGTCCTCTGACTTGAGCAGCAAATTCATGTCCGTTTTCATGAGATAGCCATTCGCCGGAATGATGTCAACGTGTGAATACTCTGTCGGGCGAATCAAGTCGCCTGTTTTATATGTACCTCCGACACACTCATGTTTCTCAAGCAGTTCACTCATGCCGATTCCGTCCGGTTCGTATACTCCGAACGTCTTTGATGTATCTCCCTGCGGGTCTCCGTCTAACACAAGCACTCTTTTTCCCTGTTCCTCGCCTAACATATAGGCGATTGAATCGGATGTTGTTGTTTTTCCGATTCCTCCTTTTGGTGACATTACTGCAATAATTTTCATGTCTTTTCCTCCTGTTATTGTCCTGTTATAGATAAATTGTGTAATACAGTTTCATTTGCAATTCTTGAAATCTAAAATCCGGCGTTTCGTCCGGTTTTAACGGTGACATGAGATTCAATTCTTTCCATTTGCGATGTGTAATCTCCGGAACTGCTCTGAATCTTATGACCTTGTCATTTTTGTATTGCTCATATAGTTTGCAATTTGTATGACCGACCTCCGGTGCAAACAATGCAAGATACCCGACAAATATTTCTTCGTCGCCTTTGAATATCCGGAGCATGTTTGCACTCTCCAATGTGTTGAGTAAATCTGCAAGTGTCATGACCTGCCTCCCTTGACTTTCCCGTCCTTGAGGATGCTGTTGTTCGGGATGCTCATTTTGTTGTTGAAATCCTCCTCCGGACAATAACACAACGCAAGATTCAAATATTCCTCAATGACTTTGATTGCCTCCTCTGCTGAATAGCAGGTTGCGACAAAATGTCCTGCTGCTGCCATATCTGCAAGGAACTCTTTTTGCGTGTCCTGCTGCCTGTTGTTGCCGTATTTCATTTCGATAAACAATCCGCAGTAAATCCCTTTCGGATATGGGAGGCACAAATCAGAAACGCCCGCCTTGACACCCATCTGTTTGAATTTAACTGCCTCCTGCTTGTTTCTGCTGCCTCCGTTCGGTACATGGAACAACCATCTCAATTCCGGATAGCGGTTCGCATTCCAATTCGCCCACGACACGACATTGATTTGCTCTGTGTCCTCACTTCTCATTGCGTATTTCATATTCATCTGCATTCACCTCTCTTTTGCATATTTCGTAATATTCACATGTCAGACATAAATGTCTGCAATCCTTGACCTTGAGCATATGTCTGAATCTCTCTGCGACCTCTCTCATTTTCATCTGTCCTGCTCCTCCATTTCTAAAATCATGTAGGCGTGAATGAAAATGCTCTTGTGTTTCCTGCCGAACTGGTCTTTTGCCGGAGGTACTTCATGCATATTCTCAATCGTTCTCTTTGCCTCCCACCATCGGCGTGTCTTTCCGTCTCTTGAAATCGGCTTGAAATGTACCTTGACCGTTCCTTTGACGATGGAAAACTGGTCTTTGTCTACCCGCAGGATGTCATCGAATCCCGCTGCCTTGACTGCTGCCTCTGCTTTTCTGAAATATCTCTCTTTTGATTCCGGTTTCCAGTCAAATCTCATTTCCCGACCACCTCCTCAATCTCTTTCATTCTCTGCATGATTGCCGTGTTGTATGAATATACATACACGCCGTTGCTCCACAAATATTCCCTTGCACCTTTTTCACCGTAGTTGTACGCTGCAAGTGTATCTTGAATCGTGCCGTATTTCTTGAGCAGGTATGAGAGGAAATCAATCCCGACCCTCACGTTTTGATATGGGTTCATGAGGTCGGTGCATCCTAGTTTCTGCATCCGGTCGGTGTGCCATTTCTCATATATCTGCATATATCCCTTTGACTGCCCGCCGTCTCCGGTTTTGTCGAACTCATATCCGGATTCATACTCTATGATTGCCAATGCAAGGGCATACGGAACGTCGTATTGCTTGCATAGACATCTTGTGTATATCTGCATTTTCTCCGGAAAATAGCCTTTGTCTGCATACTGCTCCGGCAGGTCGTAGAACACGAATCCCTCAAGGTCATCACTCCCCCAGTCCTCGGACATGGTGTCAAATACCTTGTATTTGCCCTCGATGCTCTCCGCTGTCTGTGTCATTGTCTCCGGATTCTGCGTCACTTCCGCTTGTATCTCCTCCGGCTCTTTCTCCTGCTGCTCCGGTTTTTTGACATTGAACAATATCACGCAAAATCCCGTCAGCAGCACCGCAATCAATGTGATGTGAAACGCATCATGCAAACCTGCTCTTTTCAATGCCTGTCTTATCCGTCTTATCCGTCTTTTCACCTGTCGACCTCCTTTTCCGCATTCGTGCATGTATGTAAAACATGCAATTAAAATCGTTGTAGTACACTTTTGCATTCGTGAAATCCATGTCCGGATACCACTTTTTCAGTATCTCCGGAATGGAATCCCTGTCCTTGACCATCTTGTCAACGAATGAGCCTATTTTTTTATAACTGCCTCCTGCTGCCGGACGTTTGGAATGAACGACCTTGATTCGTGGGTCTCTCAATCCCTGTGAACTGTTCCACCTCTTTTCCGACGGAACACGGTTCTTTTCCTCGACGATGTAATTTGCCATACCGGACAAACCGTTTTCGTCTGTCTGTAATCGGCGAACCTCATTCCTGCTTGACTGTTTCCAACAGGATTCAACCGTCTCCATGTCTAACGCCCCATCCATGACAATGTGATGATGCCATCTGATTTCCGCATCCGGATTGTATGCGGTCACATAGACATATTTTGCATTCGGGAGACCTCTCTTTTTCCTCTGATAGTTGATGCGTCGGATGTACTTTTGCACATTCTTGATTGCTGCATCCACATCCCCGTCCGGTGGGAGATGCTCGTCATCATAGGTCAATGTCATCCAAATATCACGGTCGCTGAAATTCTCATTGATTAGCCTCTCAACATATTTCCGTGCATTCTTATCATTCAGATTCTTTTGAGCCTTGTTGTTGTCTTTCTTGATTGTCCTCCCCTCCGGAGGTACTTCATCCATGCTCCGGAACTGCGGATATATCTCAATTTCAAACTGGTCTCCTGCTGTTATCTCTTTTAAGGCATATATAACTTTCTTTCGATGTTGAAACAGGTTCTCAATGAACCATTCATGCATGTCCTCCATCGCTTTGTTATATGCTGCCTCATAATCATACGGGATATATTGCATCCCTCTTTTTCTTGCCATCTGACACAATCCTCCTGTTATGTTTTCGTAGACTTGTTATTATCTATTACAAGGACGATAAAAGTTCCGAAAACCCTTGATTTTATAGACTTTTTCGGTCTCTTTTCAAGTTGCTTTTTTGTGTCAGATTTGCTATAATATTTCTATCAGTTAGCGACTGACACAATCAGTCGATACAAGGACGACCACTGCAATGGTTGTCCTTTTTCTTTGCTCTCATGCTCCTGCTATGTACTGCCCCGCCATTATGACGGGGCGTTTTCATTAAACGGCTGCAACCGCCCCTTTCTGTTCCCATCTGCGACGCTCCTCTGCTTTTCCCGCTGCCTTACCCTCGGCATACGCAGACATCACCATAATGGTCATTGACTTCCCCTCAAGGTCGTCGATGTTCATGAATTTTTCTGCCATGCTCTCAATCACTGCCTTTTTCTCGTTTCTCGTCATTTTTCAACACCTCCTCGGATTCGCTCAATCTCTTTTTCTATGTTCTTTCCGGAATAATCTGCAAGCAGTTTTTCCGAAATGTGATACGTCCAAATTGAGGACATCTGCACCGCCGTTCCAATCGGGAGTTTTCCCTGTTGCATTGCTACCCTCACAAATTGCGGTGACACATTGAGGATTGCTGCTGCCTCTGTCGGCAATATTCGTCCTATATTCATCTTGTTTCCTCCTGTTGGTGGTTCTCTCGGTCTTTTCATCCCGTCCACCTCTTTTCCGGCAATGTACACCGTGTTGATGCTTTTCACATTAAAAATCATCGAAAACCTGTTGACCATCCACGCACTTTCTAGCAGGTGCGACCGCTGCCATGTTTCTCACGGTATCGCTGCACGATGTCTTTCGGCTTGCCATCGTCAGAGTGTCGGTTGCCGTCCGGACACTGACGGGGCGACTGCTGCCCCGTTTCGGCTTTTATTCGTTCACTATGTTCTGTATTCCTGCCAT